GCTTCAGTCTCACCCACCAAGTCGGCTAAGTTTACCGTTGCTGCTTCAGCTTCTACTGACTCTTGAGAGGAGTCATCAGTATCAGCACTCTCCAATGCCAAATCCTGTTCTTCTGTAACTGCTTCGATTAATTCGTTGTCTTGGTCTAACTGATCGATTTCTTGATCGCTCATGGTTTTAATTCCGTCATGGTTTAAGGAAACTCTAATAGTTAAAGCCTATCAGGTAGGCTGTGATTGATAAATTATAACAATAATCGCTTATTGTCAAAGTTGTTGCATACCTCTGCGCTTTTCTACCGCATCAGCTTGCATAAGTTGAGACTCTACACCCTTCTTCAGAGTGTCCATTTCAGTGTTACTAATCTTAGCGCCTGCCTCTTGCGCACTAATCTGCATGTCTCCGCGCTTAGTCTCTGCGTTAAACATATCTATTTGAGTCTTGGCTTGGTCATTCTGTGCGCCTGTTTGCGCTTGGTAGGCTTTTATCTGGTTAGCCTGTGCCATGTTCTGCTCTTTAAGCATTGATTGCTGCGCCTGTAGCTGCCTTGTCTCTTCTTGCATTAAGGCAATCTGTGCTTCAAGTGGTGGCTGTTCTGGTTGTTGTGCCTGTTGCTGCAACTGCATCACATACTCTTCCTCTTCCTTAGTCTTAGGCTCTAATGGTATGCCCATTTGCATAGTCATCTGCAAGGCTTGGAATCTTGCAACCTTGTTCAGGTCTTCTAGGCCATCGCCGTCTTGCATTGAGAGAATCTGTAACAAGGTAAGCTGTGCCATTGGTTGATTAGGATCAACGTATGACGAGTAAATCTCTTTAAGGTTAGCTAATGCCGAATCTCTTTCGGTTTGGTGACTAGGTGCAATCTTAGAGTAAGCACTAAACTTAGCGCCTTTAAGCTCGTTCTTGATGATTGAAGCACCTAGGGCAGCGTCGAAGGTTTCCTCATTAACCTTCTTCATCGCCGTTGTGCCATCGCGGTTAGTGACCACAACCTTACGCGGCGTATCGTAGGTATCACACACCATAGCAGCATAGACTTCAGCAAACCTCAGCATTGAATCGCCGTAGTTATCTAGCATGATGTAACGCAATATACCTATTTGTTTCTCTACCTTATCAAAGGCCACGCCTGACATGTTGCTATCGAATGAGTCTTCCGTTACCCCAGGGTTAAGAATCATGTCCATTATGGGCAATAAGCCCTGTTGTAACTGTGCTACTGCAGGCGCTACTTGAGGCGGCTGTGTGTATTCAGGCATGAATTGCTTGTTCACACCATCAGAGTCGGCAAAAGTCTTGTTCTTGCGCATGTACGCATGATTAGGGTCATTAGGTGTGTTCCATTCGTCATAGCCTTCGATTTCACGAGGGTCAATGACAGGCTTTTGGTGTGGCGAGCGCATCATTAAGCTAGCTGTGTAGTTCATTGAGGCATTGAATAATACTTGTGGGTCTTTAGCTGCCTTTACAATGCCATAAAAATTCTCGACTCCATTACAAAAGTTACGCTCACCAAAGATAGGAATAATCGGAATCATGCCGCCCGGTACTACTGACTCTTTCAGCACCTTTACGCCATTAGTAACGTATTTCTTGCAGCATTTAACCTTAACTTTCTTTTTGCGGAATGGTTCAGGCGCGCCGTCTAATGCTAGTGCGTCCTTTTTCAGCATAGGGACAATCTTTTCTTCGCCGGTTTCCATGTCGATGCTGAGATACTGATAGAACATCTCTACCTTTTCTTCTATCTCATAGAATTCTAGCAAGGTAATCTCTTTGCTAGCAGCGTTATACAGTGAATTGCCTAGCTCTGTACCGTTAAGTATTTCGTACACTGATTGATACGGACTAGAAAAGGATATAAAGCCTGCATCCTCTTCGCTTATATCTTCATCCTCAAGGTATTTCTTGTAAGCATCCTCTGTCATTGCGTTGCGAACACCACACCACCTAGCGTCTGACTTGTCGTACAACTTGGAATTAGAATCAAAGAACACACAGCGTATAGCTTCAGGTATTGGCGATGCTCCTACTTCAAGCTCACTGTTTAGCATGTCCTCACTGTCAACCTCTTCAGTGTTAACACGCCAAGCACCGAAACCACAGTCGATAGCGTCATCTTGCGCAATCTTGATAGCTTGTTGTGACTTTGTAAGCCTTGTGTCAGTTCGGTATTTACCCTGCATCAGCTCGTCTAGTTCGTCATCATCGCCGTTCTTAGTCCTAAACAACACTTCAACTTCATTCTGCCTAAACTCAGACTGAATAGCTTTACGCTCTCTGCCTATAAGGTCGAATTGCCCAAGGTAATCAGTAGTACATTCAGCCCTCATTTTGTCGTCTAGCTGTGATATTCGAGCGAATGGCAAATCAGGTGTGCGCTCATCTCTTACCGTTGAAGATATAGAGACATCATTGTTATGCCTCTCTAAAATCTCGCAGTGACGTTCTTCATTGATCATATCTAATATCCGTTATCTATAACGCGGTAAGTTTAAGCTTGGTGGCATTGCATTTGATTGTACTGGCCTTACTAAATCGGGCCTATCAAAGCTCATCATCACATCATCAGCTAGGTTGGGCGATGGTATAGAAAGCTTTCGACCATCGCTCATTGTTATGCCTGCAACCATGTCTGCTTTAGTGTATAGCTCTATCATACCACTATTATTCTTTTTACGCGGTAACCTGCAAAGCTCTGCGCGTAGTTTTGTCAAGCATTTAATATCACTAGAGAAAGATATTAATTCATCAGGGTTATGATATACAGCCTCACCACGTTCTTTAGCTGTTACCGCCTCCCAAGTTTTAAACATTCTATCTGCTAGCTCAACGTATCTTTGCGCTCGTTTGTTTCTGAATACTTCTTTGTTCTTCTTCTGGCCTTTGATGCCATAGTTATCAGAGAAAGCGTACACAGCTTCGGGCATATGTACACTATGCGAGCCTTTAAACATCCATGTGTCGACCTTCTTACCTTTGAAGTTAGCCTCTACTTGGTCGCGTAACAATGCACCCATGCCGTCACAATCCCAGCCAAAGTGATCTACGTTGTGATTAATAGCGATACCACAAGCATAATCTAATGCCCTATTGCCATTCTCTGCGGCTATCTCTTCCATGTAGGTGAACACTACACCTTGCCTAATAGCTATGGTCTTTTCATCTGTGCCAGTGTCAGCAGGGTCATGGGTAGCAGTAACAGCACCAATAGCTTTGAATCCAAGCTTTAAATGGGCATCGACACAAGCATCAAACCAGTCTTCGTGAATAATACCGTCCTCGATACCGTCATTAAACGCGCCGTTCCAAATGTGATCGAATCTAGCCTTAGACATTAAACCCCTCTTAACCTTACTTTCATCCTTGCTTAATTCCATCTTCAACGACTCATCACCCATAAACCACGGGTTATCTCGGTATGTTGTCTTGATGATTATATGGTAATCGTCTTCATAGTAGCCGCATCTATCAAGTTCAGCCTGGTAAGGTAGTATGAATTCTTTGCTCATAGCATCGTTAGAGCTTTCAGGATTCCATATGTACCAAAGTTCTGCGCCTTCAACGTCTCGAAGTGTTGGCCCTAATGTGTCAATAGTTTCTTGCTTGGTTCTGGCTGCCTCCTCCATCAAGAAAAACTTGAAGTTAACAGAGCCTTTCATATCAATGATGTTCTGCATACCACCAAAGGCGAACTCTCCCCCAGTCTTGTGTCTTATCTCCCACTTAGATTCAACAGGCATAAAGCCATTGAATTGCAACCGGTCGATAGTAGACAAGATACTTGCATAGATTGATTGCTTGAGTGATTTCATGCGTTCACGAATAGCGTACACCTTAGAGCCACAACTATTAACCTCACCCACCATAGCATCAGAGGCAAAGCGAGACTTCATACCAGCACGACCACCAAACACAGCCTTATACTTCTTGTGCTTCAGTATAAGAGGCTCGAACTTCTCACCAACAAGAATGGTTGGCTCTTCATCAGTCTCAACCATGCGACCAATTGAACCCTTCCAACGTCTAATAATATTAGGCACACCATCATCAACACGGTCAACAATGCCATAGACACTGTTCTCTAACTTACCCGCCTGCGCCATGATAAGCGGCTCTAATTCGTCTAACCTCTTACGATTAGCCCTAGACATTTTTGCCCGTCATAGACTCAAGAGCATCAAGCCTAGCCCCATGCTCGTGTATTTCTTCAATTACCGAAACGTCTTTGATTATGTCTATGAGTAGCTTGCCTGCATCAATAGGCAATTCTTTGTTACCAATAGCATCGAGAATAGCATTACCCTGCTGCACCTTAGATACATTGTCGCCTGTTGGCATTGTGAAGTCGTATGTGGGGAGTGTTGATTTAACTTGAGGGAATAACCTAGCCATGCCATCTTTAAGCATTTGGTTATCAGGCTTACCAAAGACAACCTCTCTGCCTTCCTTGGTTTCTTCAAAGTATTGGTGCTTACCCATTCCGACCTTGATACAGAATTGGTAATACTCCTCTTCAGCAAGTTCAGGCGTATCTACACCTAATTCTTTCATTAACGCTTCTAGGTATAGAGTACGCTTAGCCTTACCCCTTGGAGGCATTTCTTTGCGGGTTTCTTTGGTTAAAGAGCCGCCTGTTTTCTTTTTTCTAGGCACAAATTACACACAAATCAATTGAATTGTGCTAATCATAGCAAATATAACCGATAAAAAAAGACTATTAACTTAATGGGGTGTGATTAATTTTGTTAATCTACCTTATTAATACCTCATGGTATGTTTCGAGATTAGATTGTAAATCTAAATGATTTGCAAGAAGAACAGCCTCACTATTGTATTTTAGCTTAATTGCAGAGGACTCTTGTTTTTCGAGCAAAGCCAGTCCAAATTGATTATGATGCCCTGCATAATACCTCGCACCACCATCTATATAATTACACCTAATAATATAACCAGGCTTATCTTGAGTCGTAACCGCAAACCTTACCGTATTTCCTGAAGATTCCTTATATTTGAAGTCTGGACCTCCAGCACGTCTTTTATCTTTTATCGCCTTTATATAAGCACCTCTAAAGTTTTCAGGCGCAGCTACAGGTATGGTGAACTTATCAATAATTCCGTCTAAGCCTTCATTCCAAGTGTCATCATTGAATACCTTGTTAACCTCTTTATTGTATTCAACCTGCGCCCTATTAGCAGCGTTTAAGCCGCCTATCTCTTCTAGCGTCTTGTTTGGCTTTATTGTGAATCTATTAGTCATTGTTTAGCCTTATTTGTTACGCATATAATCATTTAAGTAATAATCTTTTAGCTTTAAAGCGCCTTTTAATGTAAGTCTTCTGCGCTCTAGCGACCATGATTTATCAATCCAGTTATATGCAACTACCCTATACGGAAAAACTTTCTCAATTCTTACCGCAACTGGCCTATTATGAAACTCTGCATAATGTATTTTATACAGCTCATCCCTATAGAGAGGGTGCTTATTAGTCCATGTAATCAAAGGCGTTACCATTATATTAGTCATTGTCGGTTTCCATCTTTTTTAGTCGCATATATCGTAATATCTATTGGCTAAATCTACGAATCTTTCAGATAACTCTGAATATTTATCAACTAGCCCAGTGTATTTGCTAATCATAAGTTCATGCTTTGCTTTTAATTCTTCATAAGCAATTGCAATACTTTGAAGCTGCTGCTCTGGTTCAGTCGCTGCTAAATGCTTGCTGTATAAATGATTAGCTAGCTTTAATTCGTCTTCAGTGGTTAAAGCCCATAAAACATTAGTGCTTGTTTCTATTTCTATTTCACCTAAGT